CGGATCAATTGGCAATTGCGAAGCTTGCAGGCATAAAGCCTGAAAATTACTACCGACATCTAAAAAAGTGAGGGATATACTATGGCACAACGTGGAGTTTACAAGGGTTCGCTCGATGGTAGCGCACCGATTTACAAGGAAGTACCTGTCAATGCAAGCCAAAACATCTTGAAAGGATCTGTCGTCGTTAAGGCAACAGGTAAAGCGTCCGTAGCAGCGGCGGCAGCTGCAGCAGGAACCGTATGGGGCGTAGCTGCTCAAGATGTAGCGACTGGAGCAAGTGTCACTGCTGCTGACCTGATCAAGATCGACGTTAACCCAATGAGTGTTTATGAGTTTCCGCATAACACAACCGGAACCAAGACGACCATTGACAAGGCAGATGTTGGTAAGGTGTTCGACTTGGGCGCTAACGCCTTTACAGTCAACCTGGACGACACCACAGGTGGTTACTTCGAACTGGTGAACACCGTAACAAACAAGCCAAGCCGTGGCGACTTTTTAATCAAGAACCGCATCCAAGTGGTATAAGGGGGAAATAGACAATGAAACTGACAAGAGATAATTTCCAAGAGTTGCTGACGCCAGTCCATAAAGAGATCATTGCTGATGAATACAAAAGTCTTGAACCGCAATTTGAGAAGATTTACAAAGTGATTGACATGAAGAAGAAAGATGAAACGTACCCACACATGGGTGCATTCGGCCTATGGGGTGAAAACACTGAGGGTAACACGATCAATGAAGATGAGATCAACCAAGGTGAGACTGCACGCCTGGAAGCTCGTCGGTTTGACAAAGGGTACTCGGTTACATGGGAACTGACTCGTGACGACTTGTACGGTGTATTGAATGGACGCGGTAAAGATGGTTCTGCCCGTCAGCTGGCACGCGGTTTACGTGCAACGATTGAGACGGATGCAGCGAATGTCATTAATAACGGTTTTTCTCAAATAGGATATGACGGAGTATCACTCTTCTCCGGTAGTCACCCATTGACTGACTCATCTTTGACTGGAGATAACTTGGTTACAGGTGCATTGACACCAGAGAATATCAAAATAGGTCTTACCAAAGTACGTAACCAAGTCAATGAAGCTGGCGTTAAAATCCAGTCGCGTGCCAAACAATTGATTGTGGGACCAGATAACGAGTACACAGCACGCGAGATTCTCAGATCAACGAACCAAGCGTTTGAGATGTCCAACACTGTTAATTCAATTGAGGGTATCTCTGCAATTGTCATGGACTACATTGACGGAGAAACATGGATTCTGCGCGACCCATCCATCGACAACTTGGTATTCGGCTGGCGTGACCGCACGTTCTATGACTCCATGAAGCTTCCTAAGACGGTAGACTTCTTTATGTATGGTTTCGCTCGTTGGGACTGCACACACGTTGACTGGCGCGGTCTGGTTGGAAGCACAGGAGAATAAGGAGGGTTCATATGCCTAAGTTAATCCTAAGTGATGGCAAAACATTGTTCTCGAAGATGGTTGATGACATCCGGGCTACAGTTGATTTTGCCAGTGTCGCTACTGGTGCAGGTGCTACTTCCAATAACATTACAGTCCCCGGCGCAATGCTTGGGGATTTTGTATTTGTGGCACCGTTGATTGATACGCAAGGACTGCAATTGTTTGGCTGGGTAACGGCGGCGAATAGCGTGAAGATCCGGGTCGTGAACAACACGGGAGCCGATGTCGACCTTGTCAGTGCCCAGTACAATATCAAAGTGGTTAGGGGCTGAGCAGGATGAGGGAAGTCAGATCGCGGTCTGTTGCAGATAGCGCGTCTAAGTCGTCCAAATCGCGCCGTAAGCAACTACCCTATGTGTCGGAGGCTAAGATCCAATCGGACTATACGGACTCTCAGAAGCGATTCTCAGAGACGTTTAATCAGATGCGGGAACGGCTACTGGAAACTGGGGAAATGCAGCAGAAGTAAAGCGGGAGGGTTCGCCCTCCCCTTTTTATGTATGGAGGTGAGACAATGCCAACTGTTTCAGAGTTAATGAGTCAGAATAACGCCAATGCCATGATGAATTATCGTTTGTGGGGAAATCTCACGTATGTTGTTTCGGCCTATGATATTTTCCCAGATGGTACTGATGTAACGAACAAACTCCAAGCTCTGGTTAACTTGGCTAATAGCGAAGGAAGGACTGCTATCTTTTTTCCGCCAGGCGAGTATTTTGTCACTTACATCAACAACGACGAAAATATTTATTACTTTGGAGATAATGCGAGTTTTATTGGAGGATATACAAAGAAAATTGCTCAGATTGGCCAAGAATTTAGCGGAGCGGATTCTTACAATGTATTGGATTTCGGAGCCAAGAGAGACTATGTAACTGACAATAGAACTGCAATTCAGGACGCTATTAATGTGGTCAGCAGCAATGGTGGAGGTGAGTTATTCTTCCCAGAAGGGCACTATTATATTGATGACTATCTGGTGTTGAAAGATAAGGTTCGTATGGTTTCAGTTCCGGACACAGTAACACTGGACTTCTCAAGGTATAATGGTTTTCATGAGTATGGTGGTTGTATAAGAGCACAAGGGTCACTAGCAACAACCTCATATGTGCCAACGACAGCTATAAATAAAGGTACGAATGAGATCACGTTCCCTTCAGTAACCGGTCTCGAAGTTAATCAAGCAATTTTGATCTCTAATGGAGAATCTTCATGGGGCGGTGAAGGGACAAAGGGAGAAATTCAACTCATCGCCAAAATTGATACAAGCACAAATAAAGTTATTTTAGCAGGGAGAACTTTTGACAGTTATTCTACCTCTGGATTGAAAGTTAACCATATAAACACTATCACGTGTGGGATGAAAGGATTCCGAATTATCGGAAACGGAATCAACGAAAACTCGCCTGATAATGGTTTTACCTCTGGTACACGTGGTGATACAGGGGTGTACATCCAGTATGGTAAGAACGTAACAATAAAAGACTGCCACTTCACAAAAATTGAAAACAGGTGCGTGCTACTGGACACGACTATTGACTCTACAATCGATAGTTGTGTTTTTTATTTCGATGAACGTGAGTATCTGTTGCAATACGGAACGGCTGTATTGGGCGCGTGCCAAAACATCACGATAACGAAATGCAAAAGCTACAACGATCGCCATTGCTTTACCACAGCTGCAGGCATTGGGTGCCCAAGATTTATAAATGTAACAGGTAACTTCAGTTATGGTAGCTGGGTCAACGGATTCAATACCCACCGTGGCGGCGAATTTATTATCTTTGAAGGCAACTTTGTAGATTCTAAATTCTGCGGTATGGATATTCGTTGTAAAAATGTAACTATTATAGGAAATATCCTAAAAGGTAGATACACAGACGGGGCAGCCCGAAACTCATGGGGAATTGGTTTGACCTGGAGTGTTGGAGAAATCATTATATCCAACAATCAAATCGACAACGTGGATACAGGCATTTCCCTTAATGGATTAGACAGTATATCAAACACGAACAACATCACTATAGATAATAACCGCATTTCAAATGTGGTAAGAGGTATAAACCTCGCAAATACATCAACAACGGATCGTGTGCTTAAAGGACTACGTATCATAGGGAATACAATCAAGATAGCTACATCCTGGGGTATTTATGTATCAGGTAAAATAGCAGGTGCTGTTATCGTGCATAACCACACTCAGAATACAGTAGCTAGTGGCATTGTTTGCGACAATCCGGTCGGGTATGTAATTTCAGAGAATGTATGTGAAGACGTGCCCGCGAGTGTATACGCAATGGCACTTCAAGGAACCGGCAATACATGTACTGTAAAAGGAAACAAGTATATAAACTGCGGGCGAGGACTTTCCAACGTAGCTGCTGTTGATGTTAACAGTTCTGTCTCTGACAATGTTCAAATCACATTTTAGGTGGTGATTAAATGCCGACTGTCGAAGAATTGTTACGGACAGTAGACACATCATATCGAAACTCGTACTCAACAAAACAAAAGATTGAATGGATGGATACCACACAAAAACAAATATTTCAAACCATACGTCATGAAGCGCTGCCTTATTCCATAACTTTAACAGCCGATTTCGCATTCTACCCATTACCACCTGACTGTGATCCGATGGGTATCAAACAAGTGGTTATTGAAACCAAGGCTGGTCGCGACAGGTACGATGATATGAGATTTGTTTCCATAGAATCGAATGAAGACGTGGGAAACTCTGCAAGGTTCTACAGTATCGGATCGAACCAGAATATATTCATCAATCCGCTGCCAAAGCTTGAAGATGAGGGTCGCAAGGTATTTGTATACTATAACCGCCGTCCTGCGGATCTTACTGCTTCTCAATTGGACCGCATTCCCGATCTGGAAGAGGACTTCCAGGAGCTTCTAGTGCTCGGATGTTTGGAACGAATCGCCCGGGCTCGTGGTGAGTATGACGATAAAAACACCTTTGCCGCTGATTACCTTGCTCTGTTGAGAGACTACAAGAGTCTGTACCGCACGCCATACCCTGAGTACACCAAGCCACAGGACAAGATGCCGCGCAGACGCGGTCATGTGGCCACCAAGTATGGATATGGTCGGCGCAATGCGGTTTATCCGTGGGGTGAGTAGATGACAATAGGCAAAGGAAGACAAACGAAAAAGCGTGCAGAGAACAATTTCAGCGGTGGACTCAATCAAGCGATGGATCCATTCGCAATCGGTGACACCCAAACGTCTGAGGAAATGGGATTCGACACAGTCGATACGCCATTCGCTTCGACAGCACTCAGTCATCAGGCTTATGGTTCTGCTGGTTCAGGACAAACGTTCCTGCTCACTAACTTTGGCAACACACATTTAGTGCGAATCACAGGTACAACAATGCAGTACAACAGCGCAGGAACGACCTGGACGAATATCGCGGGAACGTTCCTGAGCACAAACTGGGATGCGACCAACTTTGAAGTGGCTGGGGCACCAGCGCTGATCATGACCGCACCAGCGCTGATCATGACCGATGGAGGTAACACTCCTCGATATTGGAACGGAAGCACTCTCGGTACATTAGGCGGTTCTCCACCTAAAGGGGCATTCATCACAAACGACACAGTGCGAGTATGGCAAGCTTTAGGTGATATGTTGTACTTTTCCGGCTTCCAAGATGCTCAAGATTGGACATCAACAGAGAATAGCGGATTCCTGAAGTACTACACAGAGCGAGGCGGAGACATCACAGCCCTGAAGAACTTTTATGGCGATAAGTATGTATGGAAACGTGACTCTATGGCGGTCATACAAGGAACAAACTATTTCAACTACAAGCTCAAAGAGATATCAAATGATGTGGGGTGCACTAGCTTCAAGACACTGCAAGAGGTAGGGGATACGTTAATCTGGCTGGGAGAAACAGACGTATACACGTTTCAAGGTGGTTTCCCAGTGCCAATCGGCGATCCCATCCGAAAGTATCTGAAACGGATCAATCAGAACTACTTGGAAGGATGCAGTGCTGTACACGATGGTGAACGATATTACTTAAACCTCGTGCTCGACTCAGCAACACAACCGAATATCCGGCTAGTGTATGACACGAGGTACAAAATATGGCGGGTATCTGGACAGAATGAGCAGATCACATACGGCGTTCGGTTCAAAACGGATACGTACATTGGCAATGCGTCAGGACAAACATTCAAACTGAATGCTCTACCATTGTCGCAATCATGGTCACTGACGACGAAACCATTTGACGAAGGCATTGCCGAAGCGGAGAAGGAGTATAAGGAATTGCATATACAAGGGTATTTCCCTCCGGGAACCACTCTGAAAATAAGCTATTCCACATCTGATCGCATTGATTTTTTTACGGACATCACGTTTAATCCGTTGGACAGCAATTCAACTTCTGCCCAAAATCGAAACCTGATCATCCCATTGGACACCACGCCGTTAACAAACTGGATAAGGTTCAGGATATCCGGCACGGGACAGGCCACCATCTACAACGTTCAACGTTATTTCCGAGTCTGCCGGGTTCAACACTAAGGAGGATAAATATGGAACTCACCCAGGAACAGAAGAATCTTATGATCGAGGCGCGCCTATTGGAATACCGGGGACGCCTCTTTAACATTGAAATGGACATGGTGGCTGCTCAGGCTGCTGGTGATCATGATGCACATCATGAAATGCAACAATCAGCTGAAGGTCTCAAAAAGGCTTACAAAGCCGTTGAGGGGATGATACAACATGCCGATACCGCAGATACAACCGCTTAACCAAGACGCCGATCTTGATCAGGTGAAGACGTACGTAATCCGTCTGGAGCGCACGCTGAACTTCCTGTTAGAGAACGGCTTGGACAGCGAGAACGTGTTCGAGGTGGGCGGCTGGCGAGTGAAGGACGATACGCTGTCATCCAAGGACGGGGACGTAGGCATGACGACATCAGGCAGTGCAGCAACGGACATACGACTCTGGGCAGGGTCAACCGATCCGAACACGGCACCGTGGCGTGTGACGAAGGATGGGAAGATGTACACCACAGGAGCGGTGATACAAAGTTCAAATGGGTACCCACGTGTCGAGATGAATCCAGATCAGAATTTGTTCGGTGCGTATGCGGCAGCTAATAATTCCTTGACTATACAAGCTTTGGGACCATCTCAATCACCTCAAATGTTATTTTCAGCTCCCAGCTCCAACTTATTTATGTATGTATCAGGTTTATCAGCATATTTGGGCGCCACAAGCGCAGACCTTAGAATAAGTACGAATCGAAATTTATACCTTACACCCGGAGCGAACATATATGATGTCATTGTTCCGTTTGATCAGTTTAAGGATTCATCCACCAACCAAACGCTTTACGCGAAACTCCTCGGAAAAGCTTCTGCTGGATCATCTACAGGAGCAAGCGGAGGGCACAACCACGGCATAGCGGCAGGTACACAACTGATGGTGGCTGGTGGTGGTACGGTAACTTGGCAAGTTGCTCCAACGCATACACATACCCAAAACTAGCATTATATGCTATGATGTTGGCAAAATCTAACACAGGGGTGTGTGTAATGAAAAAGCATCTTAAGAATTTCAGCTTGGTGCTCAGTGGTGTGGTACTTGGTGTGGCAATCTCATTCTCAGGAGAGATTAGCGCAGCAACATCCAAGCTGCTAGGCGGTAAAGTAGGTAAGGTCATGACAGTGACTTTGGATAATAAAAAGATCGGTGAGGCTCCTGTTATCGGAGGAACAAGCTATGTCCCTGTCCGGACCGCTGCCAATGAACTGGGACTGGAGGTTAAAGTGAGTGGTAACGAGATTGAACTGACAACTCCAACCGACGATGGTGTGCTATCAAACGAGGAAATGGCTCAGATAGCCAAAGAACAACAAGCCGAAATGGACCGCTTAACTGCGGAAGAAAATACTAAAAGCGAGAACTTAAGAAAGCTGAAACAAGATATCGAAACAGCCGAAAGAAAGATATTCAATGCTGATAATAGTATTACAGTTGCGACGCGGATGCTAGAGGATGCGAAAAGCGGAAAGGCTGCTGGAGCACAGGGAATGGACCCTATGATCCAAGCATATGAGGAAGAAATAGAATCCGCGACAAAGAATAAAGCAGAACAGCAAATCGTTCTTGCTGACTTGAAAACACAGCTTGCAGTCTTGGAAAAATAAAAATAATTATATTATCAAGGACTCCATCCGGGGTCCTTTTTCTATTGCAAAGGAGTGAGATCATGGCGGTATACGAAACAACAGGAACCGTGGTTCAGCCTGCAATGGGCGCGGGCGCTGTGCCAACACCGAAGACGACAACTCCGACATCCACCCAGAACATTGCACAACAGTCGCAACAAGTACAGAACCCAGTGCCGGCCAGCCCATCCAGCTTGTACAACATCGGCGTACGTCAAGCACTCAATGGCATGGGCGTGGACAACAATCGGATTGGATATACCAACGGATATGTTACCATCGACGGTCAAAACATCATTAGACCGCAGGTGAACGCAGGTGGTAACACATACACGTCACAGGGAAACCTCAACTCTATTCAGGGCCAGGTCAATCAACTCAACCAATCCAACAGCATCATGAACCGTGTGACGAACCCGCAAGATACGGTAAACCCGTTTGATACGCGGATATCTGATGTGCTGACACAGCTCACGCAGGGTATCAACAACCCAGCTTCATATGATCCGTATTCTTCAGCAGAGTACGCTGCATACCAAGCACAGGCGCAGAGGCAAGCGCAACAGGGTATACGTACCGCGCAGGAGTCACTTGGGGCTTCCGGCTTGGGGCGTTCATCCATCCTTTCAGACCGTGCACAAGGAATCCAGAACGATGCGAATGAGTACATGCAACTACAGGTCATACCTCAATTGATCGCGGCCAATCAAGCAGCAGAGCAGCAGAAGCTAGGCAACTTGTCGAACTTGATGGGGTTAATGTCCAACCAACAAGCGACGTATGATACACGAGATCAGAATAACTTTAACAATTCATTCAATGTGCTGGGATACTTGGCAGATCAGAACCAATTGAAACTGGACAACTCCCGAGCGGATGCAGGATTAACCGGAAACTACTTGACTCCAGAAGCCAGAGAGCTGATGAACAGCCTACTTGGGTTGAAACAACAAGCTGAGACGAAGGGAATTACGAAGGATGCGCGTGCTGGACTGAGCAGTCAGGCCGATGGTATCCGGGATCAATTGAGTATGTTGGGCGTTGATACATCACAACTTGGTGCCAATACTTCATATGCAAATGCCAGCAAATCTGGTGTTGGACGAACCATCCAAGGACAAGCGCTTGACCAACAAATTCAAGGACAACAGTTTGATCAAGGTATGCAGACTAGGCAGCAGGACTTTGTTGAGAAGCAAACGGGTGTTGAGAATAACTTCCGTAGCGAAGAAAATGCGTTCCGCGCAGAACAATTCGCATACTCCAAAGCTCGTGATGCCGTGGCAGATAGCCAATGGAATGCAACATTCCAGTACAACATGGAACAAGGCGGGTTAGATTACGCCCTGCGTGTACTTAAACAACAGGACGATTCAACTTACCAGAAAGCTATGCTGGCGATTAACCAGGATGAAAACTCTCGTGCTTGGCTTGGACTGGGCAGCGCACAACCGGCTGAGTACAACGGCATGAATGCTAATCAGGTGTTGAGTGCATTGCAGTCACAATACATCGATCCGACCACAGAGAAATATGCCGCGCCGAAAGATGCAGCAACACGAGAACAGATTTATCAGCAGGTAGCTGGATACGGTCTGCCACAGGGACAGGACGATCAAGTCATGCTCTCCATGGGATTGACCACGAAAGAGATTCAGGAATTTGATAAGAAGTACATTCAACCATCAGCTGGCACGGGAGCAGCATCAGCGGGAAAGTAGCCAGCCCCACATCCAACGGGACTGGTGGGGCCCTTTCCTACAACAATTACTACAAAGCAGTGAAGGACGCGAAGGCCAACCCGAATAACTATGCTACAGCAAGCGCGGCAGTTAGTAATGCCATCAAAG